TGGTGCAGGTATGTCGGGTAGTTCTGCTGCAAATACAGCTCCGTTAGCCCCAGAAATACCAGAGACTCCAAGTGCTCCAAGCAGTGTTATTAATGTTACAATCAATGACTCTATTGATCCTGGTGGTGCAAGAAGAATTGTTGAAGCACTAAATGAAGCAACGGAAGATGGCTTAGAAATAAACGCATTGGTGGCATAAATGGCTTACTTACTAACAAACAATATTTTAACTGATAGAACAAGCAGTGATGTAACTATAAGCACTGGTGGACAACAATCTCTCTTTCCTTTTACCAAATCATTTGATGGCAATCCTAGCACTGGTTTTAAATCAAGTACATCAACACAACCAGTAGTGATAATTAATTTTCCATCTGTTCAAAGAATTAATGCTTTAGGTATATATGCACCTGACAGTTCTTTTAGTGTATCTATGCAAACTAACGATACTTCGACAACTGATGCTTCTCATGCAAACTGGACAAATATGGTCTTTGATAAAAGTGGAAGCAATACTGGAACTCTTACTACTGTATCAGTAGCTAATAATACAACATCTGCTGCTATGGGTATTTCAAATACAACAAAAACAGATACAAGAGCAGTTAAACTTACATTTACTAATCTATCATCAACAGATGATGTCGTGAACTACATACAAATTGGTGAAGTAAGAGAAATAAATATTACATCCCCATACAATCCAAACACTTTTAAAAACTTTGAATTAACACAAAAAAGAAATAATAATGGTAATCCATTAATATCTGACAGACTTCCAGTTGCTACAAAAGTTACTTTAAAAACTGGATTGATGACTCAATCAGATATGTCCCAATTAGTCTTAAATACTTATCAAGGATTACAAAGTGGTGGATTTATGGTATGTACTTCCTATGATTTGACTGTTGAAAGTAATACTGCGGCTTACTATTGTATAGTAGATAAAAAGTTAGATCAGCCAAAATTTATAGATTCAACAAATATGACTTGGACAATAAAAGCATTAGGGTATAGCTAATGTCTAAGTTAATTAACCCTTATCATTACTTCGATAAACTATTGTTGTGGTTGGATGGTGCAGACCCATACGGAAACGAAAATGCAAGCACACCAACACATAATAGTTCTTTGTCTACTTGGTATGACAAAAGTATAAACAGATACCTATTCACAGCTACATCTGGTAACGAGCCAACTTACAATGCTACCAACAAAAAAGTAGAATTTGATGGTAGTGAACACATGGCTTGTACTGTTTCTAACTTTCCAGATGACCAATATCATTTATTCATTGTTGGTTCAATTACTCTTACTCAAAACTCAGAGTTAAATGTCATATTAGCAGGTGATGCAACTACCAACCATGACTTTACATTTGTAGCAGAACATGACACTGATACAGATTCAGATACAGATGGAGTCGTTGACCAAGTAAGACCAGTGTTTAGTTATCAAGGATTAAGTACAGCAGGGGCTACATCTTGCTCAAGTAATTTTGATGCAGGTGATGGCACTGTAGGTATATTTGAAGTATTAGCAGGTTCAGCTACAACAACATTTACAGATGTAAATAATAGAAATATTTTTGTCGGTTCAAATGGGCAGCAAGGTGTTAACTCAATAACAGCACATTTTGTTAATGAATATAATTTAAAGTTAATGAAAAATAATGAAAGTGCTGAACAAGAAACAGTCGGAACTATACACGAAGTATTAATGTTCAAAAAGTTACTACCCAAGCAAGATAGATTAGCCATACAAGGTTATCTTAAACATAAGTATGGATTAGCTGATTCTATTTTACTAGCAGGTAAAGACGATGCTGAAGCTGATTACGATTTTCATAGATTTTTAACAGAAGCACCAAAAGTAAACGATAGTGTAATTACAACTATAAGTGGAAGTGTTACAAATACTTTACCTGATTTATTTCAAGGTTTACATAGAAAAAATCCAAGAACACCATTTACCTTTGTTCGTTTATCTTTAGATGAAAATAACGATAACTCAGACTCTACTTATGGAGATGGTATCGAAGCAAGGGGTGGAATAAAACAATATTACTTTACTCAAGAAGTTGGTGATGTAATGTCTGGCTTAGTTGATTATTCATTTCCTTGTTTGCAATCAATAACTCCTGCACCAGTAGAAATAGTGCCAACTAAAGGTGTAGCACTAAGAGGTAATGTTACAGTTAAACTTGCAGATTTTATCAGAGGTGATGATACTGTTAGTTTCTTTTCAAAGTTTATGGCACAAAATCCTTACTATCTTGGAAGAAGAATAGAAATATTTGAAGGTTTTGTTGATGACAACTTTGATGCTTCTTCTGGTACAAGAAATGAATTCCAATACTTCGATGGTCGTAGAGAATATATTATTGATAGTATGCACCTTACAAATGATATGGTTACTATCAAAGCAAAAGACCCATTCTCTTTAGGCGATGATTTAAAATCTAAAGTACCAGAACCAACAAGATTTTCATTGGCAGAAGAACTTGGTAACAATAATACTTATAGTCATATTAATCTTAAATTTGACGATCTTACTTTAGATGGCTCAAGTTCTGACGACAAAGCAAAAGTTACTGATTACTTTGGTGCTGACAATGCTACGGGTTTTATTCGTATCAATGAAGAAATACTCGGTTATAGAGTTGATGTAAGTGGTAGTGAGGCTGCACTTGATATAACAAGCAGAGATCAGTGGGGAACAAAAAGATCAACTTCTACTGATGCAGGTGATAACTATGAAGTAGGAGATTCTGTTCAAAAGTGCCTTGTGTTTGGTGATTACAATACTACAAGTTTAGGTTCAACTATTGATACTGTAGCGAATGAACTTTTAGTCAATCAGGCAGGAATATCATCTGATTTAATAGAAACAGATGAAGGTGTTATTTATAGTTGGACTGATGAAAGAAAAACTTGGTTAGATGCTTTCAAAATTAATACAGTATTAAGTGAGCCAAAAGAAGTAAATAAAACTCTTTCAGAAATTGCTACCAGTGTTGGAGCACATTTCTTTTATGATGACAATGCAGGAAAGATTAGACTCAAAGCAGAAGCACCAATAATAGACCAGTCAGATTTCATTACAGTCACAGATAATGATATTATTTACAAATCTTTTAAATTAAAAAACTCTGAAAAAGAAAGAATATCTAGGTTGTTTTATTACTATTCTTTAAAAAATAGCACAGAAGATAAAAACGAGCCTAAAAACTTTAAAAATTTATATGTAAATATAGATGGTTCATCTGAGGGTTCAACTGAGTACAATCAAAAAGCAACGAAAACTATATTTGGTTGGGCAATTAAAGACACATCTACTGCGACTACAATAGCACAAAGATTAATTAATCGTTTTAATCAAACTCCAGTTACTTGTGAATTTGAACTAGATTCATCAAATGATTATTTACAAACTGGAGACCACTTTTTTTTAGAAACCAAACATATTTTAAAACCAGATGGCACTCAAAAGAATTTAGAGATGCAGTGTTTATCAGTAACTTATGATTCTAAAAAACAAACTAACAAAATAAAAGCTAAATCATTTAGGTTTGGTACGAACAATTTAGGTTTGATAGCAGGTAATTCTACTGCAAACGCAACTGGTGGAGGTTACAGCACTGGTGCACAATCACAGACAGCAACAACTGGTAGTGGCTCTGGAATGGCTATAAGAATAAATAGTGTTGATGGTAGTGGTGTTATTACTGATCACACTGTTACAAATTATGGAGTAGGTCTTGCAAGTGGTGATGTAGTTTCATTTGGTAGTGGATTTACAATCACTTTTGCAAGTGGATTTTTTGCTTCTGATGGTGGTGGAACTGGTACAGAAACTGACCCTTATACTGGAAATAGAGCTGCCAAAGCATACATATCATGCGACTCACCAATACCTACAGCAAATGGTGGAAATAATAGCAAACAATTCATTGAAGTATCATTAGTAACAGCAGGTTCTGGATATGCTAATGGAACTCATACTTTTAGTGGTGCAGAGATTGAGGGTGTTACACAAGGTACTGGATTGGAATTAAGTGTTACTGTCAGTGGTAATGCTGTAACAGCAGTCAGTGTTACAAGCAATCCTGCTACTGGTGATGAAATAGACGAATCTAGTCATAAGGGCTATACTGAGCAAGTAGTAACTTTAACTGGACATAGTGGAACTGGTGCTACTGTAAGAATCACACCATCTGCAAAAATGTCTACTGGTGGAGAACCTTATATAATTGTATGACAAGTTATAGAAAAATATCAGAATCAGAAGTTGCTGTTGGTGCACCATTTACCCAACAACTGTTTCATGCACTTGCAAATAATGCTCTTGCTTATAGAGAAGGTGATGCTTCTTTGCCTAACCCTATAAATTTTAAGGCATTTCGTAGTCAAGATCCGCCAGTAGCAGGGGAAGTAATGATTGCTCAGTGCGTAGGACATTCAAACCAAAGTATCGGTGCTTTAGTTAGCGTTAATATAAAAAGAACTGGCTCATTTAGAGTAAGAATGACTGGTTATCAAGGTTCATCTACTATTAAAGATAGTAAAGATGGTAATAGGAATCCTGCACAAGCACAATTTAGATTGCGAAAACTATCAGCAGGTGAAATTACACTTATACATACAGCAATAATAAGTTCTGCTCAAACATCAAGTAACACATTTGATTTATCTTTGACAGAGGGTGATATTGTCTATGTAGATGTTACAGAAGCTGATACTCCACTAGAATGCACTGTTGTTTTAAGTGTAGGTGTAGCTGATACCAATGCTCTTTGGGGTGTTGATGCAGTAGCGAGGATAGGATAATGCCAACATATAGAACAATACCAGATGATGAACTTACAGTTGGTAATGCCTTAAAACAAACTACTATGCAAAGTTTGAAAGATAATATTGATGCTTTATTTCAAGGTGATGATACTTCACCACCGATACTGATGGCTGCATTGGTAAGAGAAACTCCCACAGCAGGGAATCACTGTATTTTATCTATTGCAGAAGTCTATACTGGTGATGATGATACATTTATTCAATTTAAAGTAAGAGTTACTGGCACATACAGAATGAGATTAGAATTAAGGTTTGGTGATGTACCTAACCAAGATTCTGCTGATGGTGTAATTGAGAGTAATGCTGTCAGTATAAATGTTAATAGGACAAATAGTGGTGGTGTTACTGATTTATTATTTAATCTTTCAAAAACGACTGATACTGATGGTGGACACCAAGAAGCATACGCAGAAACAACATCAGACCAAAGTTTAAACGCAGGAGATACAGTTACCTTAGTGTTAGATTCAAGTGGTAATTTTCCTTTAGGTAGTGTTAATTTATGCGTTGCTATTGATGATAGTAAAGCAATAACTGGAGCGGCGGTTTACGCATTAATGTAATGGCATTTAGAGAAATACATGACCATGAAGTTGGTGTTGATGCACCAATAACTAACGAGTTGTTGACAGCGATAAGAGATAATCTTGAAGCTATCAGAACTGGTGATGCTACTGCACCAACAACTACTGTTTCAAGTTCAAGTTCTGTTATTGGTGTAGATGCTTTGAAACGAGGAACACCATCAGCAGGTATCCACACTATATGGTCGCAAACCTCATACCAGGATAGTGATGATGCTTCTTTGTTTCAGATTAACATTCATACTACTGGTCAATATAGAATTAGAATGTTAGCTAGATGCGGCACGAGTGAGGCAGGTGGGGATAATCGACCGCCAACTGGAAGTTACAACTTAATTCTTAAAAGAGATAGAGGTGGAACAGTTACGACTTTAAGAACTGACAATGCACTAAGTCAGCAGTCAGAAACAAATGCTGATAGTCCTAATGGTAATGAAATCCGTTATGATGTTGATTTAGACCTGCAAGCAGATGATGATTTAATAGTTGAATTTGATGAGATATCTGTAGCACAAGGGAGTGTTACTATTTTAATAGGAGTATCTGACCCAGAAGCTATGTATGGTGTAGATGTAAGAGGACTTTTAACATGAGTGTTGAAAAACTCAACCCACAAGAGATATTTCCAGATTTTGATTTTGATGTATTTGAAAAATTTATCAAAGAAGATATTTTGTCTAAAGAGCCAAAAACTAAATTAGCTGAAGAAGATAGAGGCAGTAAATCTGCAAATATTTATGAAGATTGTAAAAGTCATAATTTAGCTGTTAATGCTAAATTTACATCTATTAGGCAAAGAGGAAATATGGCAATACATATAAACAATCTGAAAAGTAGCCTTATGGAGTGTTATAAAGATTGTGGTAATGAAGTGCGAAATTGTATTATGTATAGAAAAGATGACTATATGGGTTGGCACACCAATAAATACCAGTTTGGTCAAAGAATATATTTAATTTGGGCAGAAGAAGATAAAAAATCATCTTTTGACTATTACGAAAAAGGTGAGAAAAAGTCTATACTTGCACCTAAAGGATTCTCAGTTAATTCGTTTTATTGTGGTGATTTTGAGAGGATGTTAACTCATCAAGTTACTTCTGATTGTAATAGAATATCTATAGGTTTTAGATTGAGGTAAATTATGGCTACAGCAGTAAAACAAAGACGAGGTACAGCAACAGAGCATGATTCAGATAAAGGTGATGGGTCTGGGTTCACTGGATTAGAAGGTGAGATCACAGTCGATACTACTAATGACACCATTCGTGTTCACGATGGTTCTCAAGTAGGTGGGCATAGACTTGCCAAGTATTCAGAGTTATCCACAGTTGCTACAGCTATTACAACGACAGATGAATCATCTGATACAACTTGTTTTCCATTACTATCTACGGATGCGACTGGTAATCTAGCTGCTAAGACTGATGCAAGTTCACTCACCTATAACGCATCAACTGGTCAGTTGGAGTCTACTATTGTTTCGTCAGGGACATTTACATTCACTGGTCTACCAACTGGTGATGTTGGACAGATAACTACTTCTGTAAGTAGTGATAATGTCAAAATGCAGTTTAAGTTAGGCGACCCATCTGAGGGTTATGCTAGTGGGGATAGATTTGAGTTCATAGGTACGGCTAGTGATTTAGGTGGTGAGACTGTATTGATGAGTGTTCACCCATCTGGCGACCCTGCAACAGTAACAGTAGATGGGACATTATCTGCAACAACATTAACTGGTTCTTTAAATGCTAATCAATTAACTGGCACTATTGCTGATGCAAGAATACCTAGTACGATTGCTAGAGACTCAGAGTTAAGTTCATTTATAACTGCATCGAGTACAGATACACTTACTAATAAATCAATCAGTGGTCAGCAGATAAACTCTGGAACTATTCCTTTTGCACAACTACCTACAATTACAAGTGTAGGAACTCTTGCTCAGTCCACACTATCAATAACTGATACAACCACTGGCTCTACAACTGAAAATCCAAGTCTTGAGTTATACAGAAATGGCGGTGCAGGTGCAGATGGACATGAATTAGGTGCAATCAAGTTCTTTGGCAATAACGATGCAGGTTCACCAGAAAAAATTGAATACGCAAAAATATATGCAGAATTAATAGATGCTACTGATGGTACAGAAGATGGTTCTCTAAAATTTCATTTAATGAGTAATGGAAGTTCAGAAGACCCAGTTATGACCTTACAGCAGTTTGGTCTAATAATGGCTTCTGGAAACAGCATCTACTTAGGTGCAAATGGCACATTGTCATTCGAAGGCACAGATGAAACTAATAACTTAGAAACAGCGATTGTAGCCACAAACCCAACAGCAGACAGAACAATAACTTTGCCAGATGCTACTGGAACTGTTGTCTTGAATAGTAGTGGTGTTATATCTGAATCAGTAACATTAATGGAACTTTCATCTACTGATGCAGGTGCAGGAGAACTACCAGTTATCTCACTTTATAGAAACTCAGCTTCACCTGCTAACAATGATGAGATGGGTAGTATAAGGTTCTTTGGAAACAATGGAGCAGGGACTCCAGAGAAAGTTTTTTATGCAGGGATATATTGTGAAGCACCAAAAGTAGATGCTAGTGGGGCACATAAAGCATCTCTAAGGATTAATCTTGCTGATGGAAGTGGTGGAACTACTGGCATCACTGACCCTACTGCTGATGTAGCAGGTGATAAAGACCCAGTTGTTATTATCACTACATCAAATTTTGAATTAAAAGAGTGCGACCTTTTCGTACATGATGGTCAAAATATAGTAATAGATGGTTCTAGCAATAAAACTACACTTACTCATGTTGAGCCTACTGCTGATAGAACTGTTAGTCTACCTGATGCAACTGGTACACTAGCACACATAGCTAGTAATGGTGGATTACAACATCCTGCTTTAAGTTCTAATCCAAGTTCACCTGCTAATGGACAAACTTATTACAATACAACAGACCATAAATTAAAACTCTACGCTAATGGTGCGTGGGTGGACTTAAACTAATATGAATAGAGTTACTACAAAAGAACTACTTTCAAGAATTGAAAAGCATGAGTCTGAATGCAATATAAAGTACGATCATATTAAGCAAAGACTCGATGAGGGTTCAAAGAAATTTATACGAATCGAATATTATATCTGGGGGATATATGGTGCGATTTTTATTACTTTTTTTGCTGATAAGTTCGTCTAGTTTTGCACAGACTGATAGCGGAAATACAAGCTCGCAAACTGGTGACTTAAATACAAACCAACAAGGGGCAACAGTAGACAGTAATAACACAACAACTACAAATACCAACCAATACAATGGTGCAGGGTCAGCTTCTGAGATACCAGTAGCAAGTGCAGTAGCACCAAGCATGATGTCTGGTGGTAATGACAGTTGCTTACAATCAACTACTGGTGGTGTTTCAAGTTTACATTTTGGTTTGAGTAGTGGTAAGTACATTCAAGATGAGGAATGTAACAGAAGAAAAGATGCACAAATGCTATTTACATTAAATATGAAGATAGCGGCAATTACCAGGATGTGTCAGTCTGATGATGTTTGGTTAAGTATGTTTGAAAGTGGCACACCTTGTCCACTTATAGTTGGTGGTAAGGTGGTAGCAGGTAAAAATGCTTATTTAACTATGAAAAGAAAGCCAGAATTATTTGTAAGAGGTTATGAAGAAAACAAGGAATACTTCAAAGTAGCTTTAGGAATAAATGGTGGAAAGAGTGAAGATACAGAAACTACTAAAACTAATAATAGCCAGTCTATTAGTGAGCGTTTCCGCACAACTAAGTGGTGATACTAATAATGGTGTTTACTACCCTCAGTCAGTGTCTTTTGGGTCATTGATTGACCCTAATATCAACCCTTTACGACCACAAGGCGATTTCGTTGAAATACAAGAACTTATCAATACTGCAAACTATATAAATACTCAAGTCAGTAATGCTACTGCAAGTGTTATCGAAATGCAGATGGGAGTACCAATTTCCGCAGATAATATCGAAGGATTGACTGTACCAGTTGCAGGTAGAACCGATAGCCATAAAATAGACCTCATAGAAGTTGCTTATTATAATCAATCTATATTAGATACAGCAAATGCAAATTATTACAGTGCTGAACACTTGTTGGTGGATAGCTATGAAGAAAATAAAGCAGAAATGTCAGCGGCAGTGGATATGTTTACAGATGCGGCTACAGAAATATCAAAGGCAGAGCAAATATACCAAGAGGCTATTAACGCTCAAACTGATGATGAGCGTATCCAATTGCAAAATTATATTCGTGCTAATGATGTGCAAATTGACCAATCAACAGTTCAAACCTTTAACCAATCGCTTGATACAATTGAGGATAAAGCACAAGAAGCTACAGCAAGCCTATGGGCAAGCCAAGATTCAGCAACCCTTGCTATGATTAACTATGATGCAATATCTACCCTATCCAACATAACAAACTCAACAGTTAGTTATGATGCTTGGTCAGATCAAATGACGATTACATGGGATAATGCTACTGATACTATCTTGCAAGGTGTATTTTTTAATAACGAGGGTGCTATAGGATGGACTCAGGCTGTTCAGGAAGTCTATGATGGCTTTTATGGTGATACTCCGCCAGTAACCATTGATGAAATGTACTCAGCGTATGACTATGGTAGAGGCGAAACTATAGCATCTATGGGTAGTGGTTATAATATAAATGCTAAGTTGTATGACCCAGTACAGCTAGTACAAGATGTTATAGATGTAACTAATGAAAATCCAACAACTAATTATAACAATCAAAACGGCAATCTTGGTGGATTATGAGTTTTGATTTATAGGGAAGAAATACTTATGGCTCTTGAAGATATGGAACTTGATATAGGTGGTACTAAATTCAAAGGAATTTACATAGCTATACTGCTTTCTTTTGCTACTACGATTGGTGGTGGTATCTGGGCGGCAAGTGAGTTTGTGTCCAGAATAGGTAATTTAGAGGCTAGTTTTGAAGAAACTGTACAAGTATTGAGCAAAATAGAGCCTTTAGAGATAGAAATGGCTTCCATTCGGACAAAAATAGAGGATAATGATCTAGGGCATTTGCAAGGCAAACTCGCTGAACTTGACACACTATTAAATGGCATAAAGGAGCGACAGTCTGAAGTCTTGACAAATGCCTCCCAATCTACAGCTAAAGTAAATGCTATGGAAAAGGATTGGATTGAAGTAAGAAATGAATATAAAAAGATGGCTGATGCTATCAAAGATTTTGAGAAAAAAGTAAATAATTTCAAAAAGGAAGTTGATGATTTGTGGAAAGGATTAGATGCGGCTTCATCACCATTAGGATAAGACTATGAACTTTATAACTGATTTAAAAAAACTAATTATTAAATATTATTTAAAACTCAAAGCAAAATGGATAGGTTTTGTTACTGATGTTAAAATAATGATTGGAATAAAGCCTAAACCAAAGAAAAAAGGCAGACCACCAAAGGTAAAAAAAAATGGCTAAAGACCCAAGACTTAAAAGAGCAAGTGTTACTGGGTACAATAAACCTAAAAGAACACCTAATCACCCAACTAAGTCTCATATCGTGGTGGCTAAAGAGGGAGATAAGATAAAAACTATTAGGTTTGGTCAACAAGGTGCTAAAACAAAACCACCTAGAAAGGGTGAAAGTGAGGCTGACAAAGCTAAGAGAAAGTCTTTTAAGGCTCGTCATGCAAAGAATATAGCTAAAGGCAAGATGAGTGCAGCTTTTTGGTCTGATAAGGTAAAATGGAGTTAGTATGGCTAAGTTAACTAAACGACAAGAAGATGCTTTAAAACGGCATAAACAGCACCATACAGCCAAACACATGACATTTATGAGAAAAGAGATGCGTAAAGGCAAAACATTCACTCAGGCTCATAAAGATGCTATGAAAAAGGTAGGCAAATAATGGAAAGAAAATTTAGAAAAGTAGCAAAAGACAAGAAAACTGGTGTTGCTAAAAAATATCTTTCAGGTGCAAAAAACAAATCAAAGAAGGCTAGTGAAATAAAGCGTACAGCAAGAGCTTACAAGCGTGGTGAATTTATTGATATAAAAGCAGTACAAAAATCGAGGATAGAGCAAGATGGCAGCAAAAAAACCCGCAAGAAAACCCCTAAGCGAAAGCGTTAAAAAAACTCTTAGGGAAAAAGCAAAAGGCACTAGATTTACAGCAAGTCAACTACAACAAGTATATCGTAGAGGTCAGGGTGCTTACCTATCTAGTGGCTCAAGGAATGTATCTATGGCGGCTTGGGCTATGGGTCGTGTTAACAGTTTTGTTAGTGGCAAAGGCGGTGCAAGAAAAGCTGATGCTGATATTGCTAAAAAATCAACCAAAAAGAGGAAATAATCATGCCATATCATTCAAGCCCTATGAAACCTAAAAAGAAACCAAACAAAAAACCAAAGAAAAAGCCTAAAATGAGGTGATTTATGGAAGATGAAAAAACTCCAGTAAAGAAAAAAGCAGTAAAAAAGAAAGAGCCAGCTCAAGAATTAAACTATGTTTTGAAATCTAGGATGAAAAGGAGAAAGAAATGAATTTTGGTGCATTAAAGAATGTTATTGGTGCAGTTGCACCTACATTAGGCACTGCTTTAGGTGGGCCATTAGGAGGTACAGCCGCAAAAGCTATAAGTGCTGTATTAGGGTGCAAATCTGATGCTAATTCTATTTCTACTGCTATGCAAAATGCTACACCAGAGCAGTTAGCTGAAATCAAAAAGGCTGAACTAGACTTTGAAGCCCAAATGAAAAAGATGGATGTTGATATATTTGCTCTGGAGACTGCTGATGTACAAGATGCTAGAAAGGCTCACAAAGGTGATTGGACACCTCGTATCTTTGGATTGTTCTCCCTTTGTGGTTTTCTTGGCTATATATTCCTTGTTACTATTCAGCCACCTGATGCTAATTCTGACACTATAGTATCTTTAGTATTAGGTTATTTAGGCGGTCTTGTTTCAGGTATTAGTTCATTTTACTTTGGTGCAAGTCACGCTAAAGAATAAAAATTTTGGGAGGTTTTCCTTTGAATATTGAAAGACTAACAAATCAACTCATCATCGATGAGGGGTTAAAATTGAAGCCATATCGCTGTAGTGCTGATAAATTAACAATTGGTGTAGGTAGAAACATAGAAGAAGTTGGTATTTCTGAGGAAGAAGCTAGATACTTACTTAAAAATGATATTGAAATGGTTACAGCACAATGTCTGGCTGAGTTCTCCTGGTTCAGTGGACTAACAGATGTTCGTAAAGAAGCTATTGTTAATCTTGTTTTTAACATGGGTTTGACTACCTTTAAAAAGTTTCAGAAAACTATTGGTTATATTGAACAAGGTTTATTTGAATTAGCAGGTACTGAATTACTTGATTCTAATTATGCTAGGCAAGTAGGTGATCGAAGTGTTCGTGTTGCTAATATGCTTGCCAATGGTTAACTCTCAGCATCCATAATCGCCTTTCCTATTAACTCTGGTATCTGGGGAACAACTGCGTTCCCTAGACATCTAAGTCTGTGTGATCTGTTGGGAATCCCATTAGCCACTCTACCCACTTGGGGTTCAGTGTGCCAGATTGACGAGTCTCCTTGACAGCTGTGGATAAGCCAACTTGCTTCCCTATCTTTATTCTCCTCTTTACTGATTCGTCTTCCATGCACCCTCGATCTCGATTGTCCGATGCGTTCGGAGTTGGAAACATTACTTGTTCCCTCAGATTGGAGCATCCTCCCCCTCTCGCTTTCCTTGACAGTTGATTTCGATCTCTGGGTTTCTGACTGATTCTCATCCCATCCATCGCTTGAGGGGTTGCCCAAATATGCGATGATCCAGACTCTATCTCGGTGGTGTCTTGCTCCAAGTTCGGAAGCTGATATACAATGCCATTCCGCATCATACCCGATCTTGGCCAAGTCTCCGAGAACTCTGCCAAACCATCTCCCTCTGTCTCCAGAAAGGAGGTTTGGGACATTTTCCACGATTGCGTATTTGGGTCGTATTTCGCTAATAAGTCTGGCGAACTCACTCCACAGCCCTGACCTCTCCCCCTCAATACCCTTTTTGACCCCTGCGACACTGATGTCTTGGCATGGGAATCCACCGCAAATAAGGTCAACTGAGATTCTGTCATTATCTAACACCTCTTTAGATAGTTTTGTAACATCATCATATATTGGCACATCAGACCAATGTTTTTTTAGAACCTTTTTAGCATATTCGTCTATTTCGCAAAATGCGACTGTTTTCATGCCACACTTTTCTAAACCTAAACTAAATCCACCAATACCACTGAAAAGATCAAGAACTCGCATATCTTTGCCAGAACTCCTCAGTAGAAGTGTAACCAATCATCTCTAATTCACTTTCTGATAGTTTTTCGCAATCAAGCAACTCTAATTCTTCTTTAGTGGGTGGCTCAAAATCGTAGTTTCTTTCTATAATTGTCATAAGTCTTATCGCATAGATTCATTTTTAAGTTTTTTGTATTCACCTACTGACTCACAGATAACTCCCTGAGCCGCACAATAATCTTGGACAAACTCCATAAACATATAAAGTTCACCTTTACTGTAATCACCTATTGATTTTAAAACATGAGCTGAGATACCTAAATCGTGGTTTGTCACTTTTTTAGTCAAAAAATCCCACCCAAACTCTTTGTAGGCTTTTTGTTTCAGCATAACCTTTATATCTTCTTCATCATCAGGTGTAAGTGCCTTTATAGGCTTCTTAAAGTACGCTGAAGCGTATTCTCTAATCCAGATATGTATAAGAGCTTTCTGGGGCAAACTGCCCTCAGTGAACGATTTAAGGGTTACTTTGAGAGGGCTACCCTCTTTGAGTTTTGATCTAAACTCCGTTAAAAAAGTCTCAACACTTTCCTGGTTGTATTCACTAATAATATATTCTTTCAATTTATTGTCTCGTCAAATGCTTTCATGACCTCTAACTCAATCTCTCCTTTAGTATATTCATAAGATTGAGAGTCTTGAGGATAACTTAGGATAACTTCTATTTGCTCCTCATCTGGAGCGAGAACTATTTTATAGAGAGGAAAAGGGCAATCCTGCATCCAGACTGCCAAATCCTTGAGTGATGTTTTAGGCTTATTCATAATTAAAATGGAATGTCGTCATCAGGAAATGATGTATCTGGTTCTGGCTTTTTGTAAGAGGGCTTAGTATCTTTTCCCTTTGAGTCTTTCTTTCTTACATTAAGTTTCATGTAAGGAACACCAGACTTTGACTTTCTTAAAGCCGCACCTATCCAATACTCAACACCCTCAACATCTATAGTGCCTTTGTAGTCATCATGCCATTCTTCTTTTTTTTCACCTTGCTCTTTGAACAAGACCCCTTTGTTTGTGTTGTCATAGTTTTCCATACTCTATTCCTCATTGAAGTATATTAAAAAATAGTGAGTGCTGATAGCGTAGTCAGGAGGCACTCGCCCCTGATAAGGATGTCTCGGCTATCTCGGAAATTCAAAACAATCCATCTTGTTTCTCATTGATGAAGTCAGGCTCAAAAACTACATCAACAAGCCTATAACTTCTTCCACCAGTCTTTGACTTAAATAATCTACTACTTGGCTTTAAAACATTTAATCTATCCAGACCAAGAGTCATTTTTTCAGATTTATGCTCAATAACTATACCGCCTGAGTTTTTTGCTTGTTCAAGCTCATAATCTCGTATCGATACATATTGACCTTTCCAAAGTTTAGTGACTTTTTTGTTTTTCATATCACGATTCCTTTAAAAGTCTTTTTTCTTCGGTTGTAAAACAACCCCCTTTAGTTACCGCTAACCATAAACCCATTTGATCTTGATGGGATATTTCGTTCCATGCTTCTTTAGCAAAATCAATCTCATCGTTGGATAAATGTTTTTTTATAGCTTCAACGCTAGAAAAGTTAAAAGCAAAAGCCCTTGTAAAGTCTACCATTCTTGCATAAATGTCTTTAACAGCTAATTGGTTCTGGGCATTTACTACTTCATCAGCACTAGCAATCTGCGTACCACCAAGACCCATAAACGCTAAACAACGACCAACGGCACTTGTCTCCGCATTTTCAACTGCACTTGTGCGATTGATATTAGTGCTACCCCTTTCCTCCTCAGCATGACCAGTAGCAATAACTTGACCTTGTGAGTTTTTAATAGTCGCTTTGACAAGTATCAAGTCAGCCGCACTTAAAACTTCTGTGCTGATCTCATACTCAGGGTAGTTAGCCCTGAAGTCGTTAATCCTTTTACCTACTGTTTGGTACTCTTTACCATGAATTTTAACAACACCAGTGTCACTCATCTTCTTCTTCCTCCACTTCTGGTAAGCAATCTTCACATACCCACATTAAATTTTTAGTTGCAGTAGCAACGCAAAAATCATCATCTTTGAATTCATTACAATTTTCACAAGTATAACAAGCCATTAGAAAGGTAACTCCTCTGAGTCATTACAATCTTCTTGGTAATTGTCAAAAGCCAAATCAGTAAATACCTTGATAGCTTGCTCAAGGTCAGTTCTTGTAACTTGACCCTCAGATTCTGCAATCATTTCTGTTAAGAGGCTATTTACAGCAACTAAAACCTCATGCTCTACATAACCTCGATGAGCGATTGCAGAGTGCTCATCACCTCTAGTTTCGTTATCCATGTGTTGTGTATCTCCAAATAAATTCTTAATTTTAGACATCATCACTACCCCACTCATATCTGTGATTAACTGTTGCAATTGCTTCTTCTTCAGCATCTCTATCAATCAAACGCTCACATCTTTGTCTTACATTATTTGCAATTGCTTGTGATAAATTTGTATCTAATGAGTCAAAAGCCAGATCAACTAATAATTTAGCAAGCTCATCGTCAAAGTCATCAACAAGGTTTTCAATGAGAACTTTTCTATAAAATACAGCTTTTCTGAGTGATTCTTTAGTGAATTGTATTTCTTCATGCAAAGCATTCTGATAATGCTCAGTATCTTGAACCTGGTCTATGATAGATTCTTCTGGTGGATTTACACGATTAGGGTCATCATTTTTGTTTATCATATCAACCTCCTTATAAAATTGATGTAAATATATTAGTTCAATACGCGTATTATGTCAAGCTATCTGCCCAAGAATTATCTACTAATCTTGTAAACGCATCGCCTTTTTTATCTGTTTGATTTTTATTGAATTTAACAGCGTTGACATACCAAGTTTTCCAAGCCGCCCCATAGTCTTTAATTTTTTTATTAGGTTTTGACTTGTGATGAGAGCAAAACAGAAGCCATTGATCTTCAACATCTAACTGAATACCTTTTTTTTGCCAATAGTTAAGTGCTAATTGTTTACAAGTCTCTGGCAAATCATTTTCTAAAACTTCTAAAGATATTGTTTTATTCTTTTGTTTATTCTTTTGTATATTCGTCACTAATGGTTTGAGGGGTAGGGGTCTAACAGTTGCAGGGGTGGGGTCAAATGATTTACCCCCTACAAAATTATCATCCATAAACCAATTAGGTATGTTTGCTAAGTAAGTGTTAGTTGTTTTGTTATGACCACCATTCGTTCTGGCTACAATTAACCATTCAGTTTCCTCAAGTTTTTTTATATGAGTTCTAACAGTTTGCTCAGAAAGTCCAGTTTCTTTACTGATTCGACCTACTGATGGCCAACATAAGTCACGCTTTGCATTCATGTAGGTTCTTAGGTAAGCTGCAATATATTTACTGTTACTTGGTAAATCAGTTTTCCATATTGCTTCGAGCCAATCTATTATAGATGTCGTCATTAGTTTTGCCCTCCCCTTTCAATCTTAATATATGTTTGATATGTAATTTCATTTCTTTATGTTCTTCAGTATCACAGAATATTCCTCTGATCTCTGTCCTACCTAAAGCCCTTTGTTTTTCACGATATGGATTCTTAGCCATGTTACCTCCTAAATAATTATCTAATCTCCACAAAAGCAAGATATTGATTGCTCATCAAAGAAATCAAATCCTGACTGATCTGTCGCTATAATTTGTAGTTCTTCATAAGATGGGGTATTTTTTCTGAATCTTGCATTAATCTTTTTCTCTTGAGCAATCCACCAATCTGCTTTCTCTGGGTACTGTTTAAGTATTGAAAGCCTAATTTTTGTGCCTTTTAAAAAACAAAGATCACAATTGCCCAAATTATTAATTCCACGCTCATTTGGTAAGTTTAAGTCAAACTTTTGACTATTCCAAAAGCTGTAAATGTCGTGTTTTGTTATGTTTTCATCTGCTAAGGGAACTAAATAGTTTTCTTTGTTTCGCATCTTTATAACACGAGTTGGTTCGTCAGCACGAATACCTACCATACTCTGATATTCGTCAAAACCTTGATCTTTCATATATCTATCGATAGTAAGAACTTTCAACTCTGAGGTGCAAAACCTTGCTAATGAGTTAGGTAAATACTTTCTATCTGTTATAAGTTGGTCAAAAGGTTCACCATTGATTGAGGCATGATTGTAGTCTGTTACTTTGTAAGACTTCTTGCCAGTGTATTCCAACCAGGTAATCTTACAGCCCCATGTAAGTGAACACTCCTCTACAAACTCAAGTGTTTGCATCATTTCTTTACCAGTGTTACAAAAAATAACATGACAATGGTCTGGCAAAACACCATCGTGTGCTTCTATTGTTTTGTAAAGCATGAATGCTGAGGTTCTGCCACCAGAGAAACTAATCACTGTTGGCTCATCGCAATAAAATGACATGATTATCTCCTTAATAATAATCAATAAAATCTATGTATAAGGTTTCGCCTTGTTGTCTTTTTTCAGTCAAAATTTTGTGTTGTTCTTTATAATGCTTGGCAATCAACCCTGCCTTATTATCTTTAAGAAGTTGCTTACCAATACTTGTATCATTCTTTTTATCAAGCAGTGCTTCATATCGGGTGTCCCCAAGCATTTTATTTACCCAATATGTAAAGTCGTGGGGGTTAGCTGAGAGTTTTTGATGGCATGAGTAACAGTGAGAAAAGGCATTGTCACCTGCCCACCTGACTGATTTAGATGCCCTACCCCAATAATGAGAACAGTGCAAACCAGTAGACGACCTATCATACTGTTTGTGGCAGTATTCGCAGGTGTAGTTTGTTCGCTCTCTAACGCACTTAGAAAACCATGAATCAGCTGCATCTCTCTTAATCCCCAATTTGAATACCCTTTGATTTAACTTCTAAACAACCGAGAATGATTACATCAAATAAACTTCGTCTATTCTTGAACCAAATGACAAGTGTGTCTCTGTTTACCCCAGTTATTTCCTGAACTTCTTTGAGGTTTTTCAAACCAGATTCTTTGGCATATTTGCTTGGTGTGGTTAGTTGCATTAGAACTCCTTATCTTTTTATTTTAGTTCAAAGTACGCGTTCATGCAAGTCATTAAAAATTTTGGGAGGTTTTTTATTAGATAAAAAAATATTTTATAAAACTTGACTCTAAAATTTTGGGAGGTCTTTTCTTAGAATTTTGGGAGCTTTTTCATTAGATTTGTGAAAATTGGGTTTTGCCAGTGAATTTTGAAAATACTGTATAAATCTACATACTGTATATCCAACCAGGATCAAAAAAGAATAAAAATTTGGTTTCTTATAACAAAAAGTCATAGTAATAAGAATAGACCACTTTATAACAAAAAGATATAAGAAAAATAAAAAAAATACGCGTATATGTGCTATAGTTATTTCATCAACTTTTAAGGAGGGTTGAATCATGAAAAAACTAATTGGAAAAAATGTCCAGAACAAAAAATTTTTAGATGATCTTTTAGAATATTCTACTGTTATATTCACTATAGGTGCTGTAATTTATGGTATATCACCTGCCTTTATGGGGGTTTTCTCATGAAAAGACACGCTATCCCAATCAAGCAAGTTAAAAAACATACCATTGAAGAATTCCTTTTTAATCTCTTTTTATTTTTACAATTTTCATTATCACTAATCATTATTGCATTAGCCTTCGCAATATTTTTTGTTTAAGGGGGGGAAAATGAAAAAATTTTATTTAGTGCAACAAATTAGAACTATTACACAAGAAGCGATTGTAATCATTGATGATGATACGCTAAATGATGAGCAATTAGAAAATAAGGTATTAGATGATTTTAATATAAAAATGCTCAATGATGATGATTTCTATCAACAAGTTATTGATACAGAATTCGACGATTTTGAATTAAAAGCAAAATTAATATCTGAAAAAGATTTAGATTCTTTTAAAAGATTTCCTACTTTAGGGGGTTCGTTATGACTGTTGAAAGAAATATTCATGGATATATTGTGATTACTGATTTTATTGATTCTTATTATGTAACTAGAAAATACATGGACTACACCAAAAAAGAAGCAATACAAAGATTTAAAGAAGAATTTAATTTAAAGGAGTCTTAAATGAAAACAATTGATTCAAGTGTTGCATTACAAATTGAACTGGCTAGAAAAATAGCGGAAAACATTGTAATTGAAAATAACCCGCAATCAGTTATATACAAATACAATGAATATGGGGATGAATGCGGCTACTTAGATGAAATTCAAGACCAATTTTATGAAGTCTATGACATTGTTATAGATAGTATTCGCAACTTTTGGACAATTAAAAAAATAAGGAGGATTCAAAGTGAAATTTTCAAAAATGACTGATGATCAATTAATTTCAGAATTAGGTATTAGGATTACTCATAAAATAGCTTTTAATGAAGCAATTAAACAAGGTATGAGTCCAGATGATTATATGTATATGTATAGTGCGGGTGGTAAGCATTATTTCAAACATAAAATTAATAGAAACTATGTAAGTTATAAGGAGCTTTAAAAAATGAAAAATTTAGAAATAGCAATTTATGAAATAGAAAAATTAGCGGAAGATTTTGGGTTATGGGGTTATGCCTTGACTCATGATCGTTTAATGGGGATTGTAGATAATTTAAAACTACTTGAAAAAGATTTAGAAAAGGAGGTGTAAAAAATGGGTTTTTTCAGTTGGAGAACAAGTGATACTAATGAAAGTGTTTCTAATTGCCATAGTAGTAGGGGTGCATTACCTATTAAGGTTTTATTACCAGACGGCTCTCAAGTAATAGATAGAGATTACGGAGGTTACGGAGAATTTTTTGATGGTGATACCTATCTTGATTTTTATGAATTGGTGCATGAATTAACGGAGGACTTGCATTATGGTGAGGGTGATCGTGAGCAAGGTATAAAAATTTGGTTTGACTGGTATAACGGCAAATCAAAAAGAAAAATGATTGCCCCTAAGATTGTAACTATAGATTGTCAGATACCCTATGATGAATTACCTGATTCAAAGGATTGTGAGTATCAAGGCTTTTTTTATGAGTTTTGGGGCGATGAAGTGCCTAAAGGGGGTCAGAAATGAATAAACAAACAAAAAAATTTAAAGTGGTAACTGAAGAACATCTAATTTTCACTCATGAAATTGAAGTACCTATAAAAGAAATTGAAGAAGAAATTGAACATAATGAATGGGTTGGTGATGATATAGAATTTATGTTAGAACACTGGCACGAATTGATTGACTATCCTGATATGAAAACAAAAACTATTACTAATGTTGAGTGG